TTCTTCTGCCCTTGCAAGATCATCATCTGTTGTTTGTTTTGTTGGAAACATTCCAAGAGGCTGTAAATTTAAATCTAATTTCTTTTGTATTTTAGCAACTTGCCTTTCAGCGTTAATTAATTCAACTTGCATTTGTTGTATTGGATCTAAATCAAAATCAAATAAAAACTCACCAATGTTACTTGCTGCAAAAGTTAAAAATTGATGCTCAATCTCTTTAAACATTTCCTGTACAGCCAAAACTCCAAACTTAACGCCTTGCATAATGCTAATAGCTATATTTTTGCCTAAAGTATCAAACCCATCTTCAGCCTCATTTGTGGCTGTAAGCATATTAGTTAACTCACCAACAATTAATGAGAATGCTGGCACTAATGCACCGCTGATATTGTTGCCAACAGCTTTAACCTGTAATTTTAAAACTGAAAATTGGTCATTAAATTTAGCAACATTTTTAATAACTTGATCTGGCAAAATTATTCCAAGCTGTCTCGCTCGCTCATTAAATCTTTCTAAGCCCTCAGCACCATCTCTGAAAACTTCACTCATTTGCATTCCAGCTCGCCCAAACAAATTGGCCAGCACCCTGGATCTTTCTGCCTCAGATCCTAAATTTTTAAGGCCTTCGGCAACTTCAAATAATATCTGTGTTGGATCCCTCATCTGGCCAAGTGAATCTCTAAGAGAAATACCAAGATCTTTAAAAATATCAGCCTGGGTTTTTAAGCCACTTGCAGCATCACCAATAGATCTACTAAATTTTTCTAAGCCTTTTTGTGCTTGCTCAACAGAGGATCCAGATTCAATTGCAGCCAATTGAAATGCTTGCAATGTATCTGTAGCAATTCCAGTTCTTCTGGAAGTTTTATCAAGCGTATCAATGTATTCAAAAGATTTATTAATTATGACCGCAAGTGCGGTGGCTGTTGCAGCTGCGGCCAAGCCTACACCAGCAATACCTTTAGCCGCTGATCCAGCAGCTCCGCCAACAGTTTTTAAACCAGAAGTTACTTTGCTAAAAGCAGCTTTTGTTTTATTAACAGCTGTTAATTCAATCTTTACTTTTTTATTTGCCATGCTTCCTTCTATCTTCCAAGATTTCTAAATAAGCGATCCAGCCCTGGTATTCCTGGACACTAATTTGCTGCAATTCTTCCAGGGTTTTCCCTAGTTTTTCTGCAAGGCTGTATTGCAGAAATAAATTAGCATCCTCTGTTAGTCCTTTTTTGTTTCCTCAATAGGCTCTTGCCCCATAATTTCTTGAGCAACTCTAATTAGAACCTCACGATCCACACTGTTTAGAAGTTTATTTTTATCGCCAATATCAAATAACTTTTCCCCTTCGCTTCCTAAAGCTTTATAAATTAAAACGTAGGCCATCATCGTTAGATCATCACTTTGGCTCATTTTATAGAGCTTGGATGTTTCACTTAGCGTTAATGGCTTACTGTAAATTTTAAGCGGCTCCCCTTCTTCGCCCCATTCTGGGACAAGCGTTACTCTCACATCTTGAGCATCAAAATGTTTAACTGCGTTATCTATTACTGACATTTTTTATACTGTTGCTGTTGTAATAGCACCAGATCCCTGGACGGCTATTGATGCTTCAACAAGCCCATCAAATGATCCAGTGATATTTTTGCCAGTTACGATTACGCTGCCACTATAAAAAGTTGCACCCGTTCCACTTCCCTCGGGGTACCAGAGTAAAGTAACTGTAGATCCAACAGCTAATGCTGTTTGACCATTGGTATCAGTCTCATCCCACATACAATCTACTGATCCAGAGAATGATGTTAAAGATGATAAGTGAGTTCTAGCAGCATCACCCATAGAAGTTGTTTCAATCGTATCTGCACTTTCATCTAGTGAGTAAGATTTAACCTCTGCGATTTGATTGCTGCCAATTTTAATAGCCCCTTCTGAGCCTCTATGTACTGGCATTTTCTTTTACCTCGGCTTTCGCCTGTTTTTTTGGAGAAGATTTAATTTGGGCTGCTTCTCCGTGTTTCCAGCCCTTACTCAAAAGATACTCAACCTTAGTGGTATGTGCATCAATGAAACTTGTTCCGTCTGGTGAAATCATTTTCATAATTTACTCCTGGTTAAACTGCCACATCTGGAGATTGCTCCTGGACATAGTAGCTAGTTAAAAAAGTGAGTGAGCAAAACGCTAATGGTTTCTCACCCTCTGCATTAAATTCAATTTCAGTTGATTCCAGGTAACAATCTTTGGCCTTCCCAGATAGGGTTGGATCCGCAGCTATTGCCTGCTCAACTTCTTTACAAATGGTGTCCAGAGTATCTTCAAAATTAGTTGTACTCTTAACATAGGCCTCAATATTTAAACTAAGCAGCCTTTCACTTGTTCTGTTTGTGCCAATTTCTATTGGCTCGCTGGTTTCTGATTTCGTGTAAATCAAAAGAGCTGGCAAATTGCCATCTTCCAAGGGATATACCCTTGAATCAAATACCCTGGCCGCTGTGGTTGTTAAACCAGTTAGCTGAGTAACTACTTGATTTCGGATCTGCATTCTCACATGATCTGCCATTATTGTTCCTCTAAAACTAGAGCTGTGAAGCCCTTGTTATCCTTTTGCACATTCACTATTTTATAATTGCCAGCAGCTTTCAAAATATTGCCATCAACATCTTTATAAGCACTGACTGCTAAAGTGTCTCCATGAGACACGCTTGGAATATCTATGGATCTGCAATATGCGATGGGCTGTGCTGCCTCTACGCCAATGCCTTCATCCAATTCCACAAATTCTTCATTCAAAATTAAATTGATTGATGTATTTACACCACCTCTGCCGTAAACGGCTGTCTGTCCATGGCCATAATTGGGATCTAAATAAGATGCCATATCTGCCTCAGTCTCATATCTAATCTGGCTCACTATGCAACCTCTAAAATTAAAGTAACCATGCCAACATTATCTGGCTGAACCTCAACCACCTTAAAATCGGTGGCGGCCTTAATCACATTGCCTTTGTCTGTGGTTACAGCGTGAACATTAAGTAGATCTGCATGGGAAATGTAAGGAGCATCTGTTGCTTTGATAATAGCCCTGGGCTGGTAGCCCTCAGCTGCAATGCTGTTGCCTTCAATGGAGAAATAATCCTCATCCATTAAAATATCAATGTTTGAGCTGGCACCAGAATCTATATCAAAATAGGTATCAATTAACCCTAATCTCGAATCCCATAAAGTATCTTGAACCTCGAAAAAAGTAGCTGTGATCCCAAATCCAGATGTTGAATTAACATAGGATCCAAAATCAGCAGCACTTTCCAGAGCCACAATTAACTCTTAGTTCTTTTTTTAGGAGAAGGAACATCTGAGCTTTCTAATCCAACAGATCTATCTGTTTTTTTAGATTCTTTGCCCTTATATTCTTCCACCTTGCCGTAATAGACTAGTTCATTGCCAACAGATTCTTGAATCTCTACTACATCGCCTGGATGCACAGATTCTGAATCAATAACTGTTGCTTTAATTACTAAATATTTTTTCATAAGAACGCTGGTGGCATTGCTGCCACCAGTTCCATTATTGGTTGTCATAACCATAATTAATTAAGCACCTTTACAGAAAGATACAGCGTGTCTTACGCCCATATCCATTGATTGCAAAGCTACAATTCTGACACTTCCAGTAGAAGATAAAGAATATGGATCCACGACAATATCAAGGGTTCCAAAGAATCCAACTAGGAAATCTGAGAAGTTACCAAATAAATACTTATTAGCATCTATTTGTGTTGATACGATTGCGTTATATCCATTAATCTGGCCATTTTCAGCAATAAAGCTAGATGTGCCAGCTACTTTAGGTGTTCCTTTCATGTTGCCCATGTTAGTTGGGTTACAGATGTAAGAAAGATCTCCAAGTAGTGCATTATCAGCTGCAACTAAAGATTCCATTCCAAGCATTTCTAAATAAGTTGGAGTAGATGCTGCTGCAAAAGCTGGGGCAGAGTTAATTCCAGTTGTATTTAAAATACCTTTTGGGTTTCCATTATTACCAGAGCCACTGATACCAACATTGTCGATATGAATAGCAATAGCTTTAGTTAGATCATCTCTAATTAGATTTTCAACATCTAAAGAAGATTGGATCATAAGTTGGCGAGTTGTATCAACAAATGCACCTAGAGTTTTTGGTGTTAAAGCAACATTCCCAATAGTAGGAGTTTGATTAGCAACCGCACCACCTTCAGTAGCTACAAAAGCAGCAGCTGAAGCTGTTAATTTCTTAGGTATTTTCACATCACCTGTTAAGCCTCTAAGCATTGTTGCTCCAGCAGACATAATAGACGAGTTTGCTCTTAGAACATCAATGAAATCCTGTGGTCTGAAGTCCTCACCAGAGAGATCCCCTTCGTTGCCCATAGTCATTCCTCTATTTCCCCATGTGGCCATAATTTCAGCTGGAAGCATTACGCCTTGAGCTGTTCTGCCTTGAGCTTCACCAGCTGCTGCTGAACATTCAAATTCAAATTTGGCTTCTTCTTGTGCTTTACGATCTGTAGGATTCGCCATAGCATTTACTGCTCTCAATAAGCTAAATCTTTTAGTTTCTTGAGGAGTTAATCCAATTGTAGCTGGAGTGTCTAAAGGAGTATCGTTGCCAATTTCGTTTAGAAGTGATCCTCTGAATTCATCAATTGATGCAGAGTTTGCGATTGCTTGATTACCTAAATCTCTTTTGTTGTGTTTAGCAGCAAGATCTAAAATCTCTTTCGAGTTTTTAGCAAATTCTTTTCTTGCTTCGTCTGCACTTTGAGATCTAACTTCATCAAGATTTATTTCTTGTTTTTCATTTTCCATTTTAGTTACCTGTATATTTGGAGTTTTGTTAGATTTTGAACGGCCAACGCCAACTTGTTTGGATTGATCTGCTGGGATTGAAACTATGGATGCTTCCATAGGTGTCCAACTTGCCCTGTAATGATCTCCAATCTCATCGTTGTTTGACTGTTCGAGTTTATTTA